AGAACCTCACGGGTCTTGCTGCGGCTGTGCCGGATGACCCGACTACCGGCACCTACGGCGGCATCAACCGCGCCGTGTGGTCGTTCTGGCAGTCCAAGGTGTTTGATGCGTCGGTCAGCGGCTCGGGCGTTGTGTCGTCCACCACGATTCAAGGCTACATGGACGCTCTGGCTGTCCAACTCGTTCGTGGCACCGACAAGCCTGACCTGATCGTTGCTGACAACAACTACTACCGTTATTACTTGCAGTCGTTGCAAGCCATCCAGCGCATCACCGAGTCCGGCTCGGGCATGGCTGGCGCGGGCTTTGCCTCGCTCAAGTACTACGGCGCTGGCATGGCGTCTGACGTTGTGCTGGACGGTGGTATCGGTTCCTCCACCTACAACTCGGGTGCTGGCAACGCGAACCATATGTGGTTCCTCAACACCAAGTACCTGCACTTCCGTCCTCACAAAGATCGTAACTTTGTGCCGATTGGCGGCGAGCGGCAGGCCGTTAACCAAGACGCCATTGTGAAGCTGATCGGCTGGGCAGGTAACTTGACCTGCTCGGGCGCGCAGTTCCAAGGCGTGTTGATTGATTAAGAGGGCAAACAAATGTCTATTTCTGTAAGCAATATGATCGGTGTGTCGCTTGACTACACCGACACTTCGCCCTCGTTCGCCGTTGGCACCGTTGTCAACTTGAGCGATGGTGGTCAGGCCATTTATGTGCAGGCGGCTTCAACCTGCGCTCAATGGTCGGCTGTAACTGTCAACGTCAACAACACGGTGGCCCCGTTGACCACGACCAACTCTGCCAATTCAAAGGCGGTTGGTTTTGCTCAAGCGTCCATTGCTTCGGCCTACTACGGCTGGGTGCAGTTGGGCGGCAAACCGCGTGTCAGCGTGTTGGTCGGCTGCCAGCCGAACGTCCCGCTGTTCACCACCGCAACCGCAGGGTCGCTTGACGACGCTACGGTGACGGGTGGCTTGGTAGCGGGCCTTGTGGCCACGACCTCGGCGGCTTCGGCCTCTGCGGTCACCTGCATCGCGGGCTATCCGCACGTCGCCACGGGCGTCGTCGGGTTCTAACGATGCAGCCTCTGGAGATCACGGTACAGGCGGCGGGTACAGCGATGGAGCTTTGCTCCAACATTTGCTCGGCGCTTGGCCGTGGTCTACCAGAACTGACCCCCACTCCCATCAAGCACGATGGAACATTCGTGTGCGTGGCGAGTGGGTGGTCTATGCCAGATTTTGTAGAGGAAATTAGAGCGCACCGCCGAGCCGGTCGGCCCATCGTGGCGATCAAGGCAGCGCATGATTTCCTGTGCGAGAACGGCATTGAACCGGATATGTGGGTCAACCTTGATCCGCGTGACCGCACTAGCGGCATCCAAAAGGCGAACGATCGTACCGTGTACCTCGTTGCCTCGCGTTGCCCGCCCGTCACGTTTGACTACCTAAAAGGCAAAAACGTATGGCTATGGCACTCATGGGCAGAAGGCCCCGAGATGCAAGCGATTGGCCCCGGCAAGTTGGCCGTGGGTGGCGGGACGACATCGGGACTTCGTGCCATCAACATTGGTTATCTGCTCGGGTTCCGCAACTTCGTGCTGTACGGGTACGACAGTTGCAACCGGGCAGATGGCTTGAAACGTTTTACCGGGGAATTCACCGGCCCATCCATTGACGTTCATGTGGGCGGCCCAACCGGCAAGAAGTTCAACTGCAACATGGCAATGGCCCAGCAGGCCAACGAGTTTCAGAAACTGTTTGAGGTGATGGGCGACATCAACGTGGATGCGCGTGGCCCCGGCTTGATTGCCGAGATCATGCGAGTGCGCCACGAACAGGCAAAGGCAGCCTGATGGCGATTCCCTCTCGCGTACTTGGATCGGGCGTCAACGGCCTGTCCACCGTCTCCATTTGCGGCGACGGCAACGCAAGCGTGAGCGCAGCGGGTACGTCGGCAGGCAATGCTACGCAGTTGACGTTTGTCTACAACAACGTCACAACGGCAGCCGCAGGGTCAGGCGTCAAGTTACCGCCGACCGAGATGGGCGAAACCATTATCGTGCGTAATGGCGGCGCAAATCCGCTGTTGGTGTATCCCTATGATGCTAACAGCACCATCAACAACGTAGGTTCTGGGCTAATCAACCCTGATTGTTCGGCCTTGTTCTTTGCTGTAAGCAATACGCTTTGGGAAGAATTGCAGGGGTTTGGGCAAGAGGTGCCGATCCTACATTACGGTGCGTTTAGCGACACCACGCTGCAAACGGCAGCATCTATCAATACCGCTTACGGCATGGTTTTTAACACTACCGATAGCAGCAATGGCGTGTCTATCGGTTCACCGTCCTCCCGGCTTGTGGTGGATAACCAAGGCGTTTACAACGTGCAGTTTTCGGCACAGTTAGACAAAACCTCTGGCGGCACAGGCAATGTTTACATTTGGTTGCGTAAAAACGGCACTAACGTCGCCAACACCGCCAGCACGGTCGCCATCCAAGGCACCGCAGCGCGTACCGTCGCCGCGTGGAACTTCATCATCCAACTTGATCCTACTCACTACGTTGAATTGATGTGGGCGACGGATGACACAAGCGTTAGAATTCTTGCAGCCAGCGTCACAAGCGTATGGCCTGCGATCCCCTCGGTCATTTGTACCATCACACAGGTCAACAACCTGTAATCCCCACAGGAGCAAGGACAATGCCACTAGATAGCGATGTTTCTAACGCCGACGCACAGTTGCACGTTGAGTTTTACGTCAAGGACGATGGCCCCGGCAAAGGCAAGACCTACTGCCGCATCATGGCTCCCGGCGATAAAACCAACATCATTGACCAGCCCTCACGCGACGAACATAAAGCACGATTCCCGCGCCAATGGCTGTACTTTCAGACGCAACAGAGCGATGGCGTGGCCGCAGAAATCGGCACCCCGCTGTCGGAGTGGCAAAAGGACGCTCCCGAGGAAATTACACGCGACCAGATCGCAGAACTGGTTATCTTGAAGTTTGTAACGGTAGAGCAGTTGGCTCTAGCGTCAGACGCACAACTGCAACGCATTGGCATGGGTGGAGTTGGCCTGCGCGAGCGGGCAAAACTGTACTTGAACCGCAAGAACCGCGCTGAAAGCAGCGCAGAACTTGAGGACACCAAGCGCCAGTTGGCCGAGTTGCAAGCACAAATGGCGGCCTTGATGGAGGACAAACCTCGTCGTGGTCGCCCGCCGAAAGAACTAACGGAGGCATAGCATGGGCAGCACGATGGTTGAACTCATACAGGAATGCACCAAGGAGCTTGGTATTCCTACGCCGTCCAGCGTCGCTGGCAACAACAGCCAAGACGTTGTGCAGTTGCTTGCGCTGATGAACGCGGGCGGGTATGAGCTTCTCCGTCGTGCTGATTGGCGCGAACTGACTCGCCAATACACCTTTTACACCGAAGCCACTACGGCCACGGGTAACTGGGTCAACGGTGTCGCTGCAATCACCGGGCTTGCCTCTACGGCAGGGCTGGACACGACCTACCAAGTACAAGGGGTCGGCATCCCTAACGCCACCTACGTCACCTCCGTTGGCCCTACGTCGGTCACGCTAAACTACCAGACGACCGAAACGGTTGTTGGCGGTCAGGTCATCTTCCAAAAGGTGAAATACGGTTTGCCCGCTGATTACGTTAGTACTGTTAATCGTACTCATTGGGATAAGAGCAAGCGTTGGGAAATGCTTGGCCCCGAGTCACCGCAACAATGGGAATGGCTGCTGTCGGGCTATATCAGCACCGGCCCGCGTATCCGCTGGCGTTTGCTCGGCAAATACTTCCAGATTTGGCCGGGAATGAACGGTGGCGAGCTATTAGGCTTTGAGTACCGCAGCAAGGCGTGGGCAGAGGCGGCAGACGGTACGCCGAAGAACAGCTTTACCGCTGACGATGACACCTGTATCTACCCCGACCGCCTCATGGTGTTGTCCACCAAGCTCAAGTACTTTGAGGCGAAGGGCTTTGACACGACCGCCCTCTACCGCGATTACCTGATGGAGTTTGAGACGGCTGTGGCGCAAGACACGGCTGCCGCCAACCTCTCGTTTGCCCCGCGACCGGGTACGGTGTTGATCGGCTACGACAACATCCCCGATAGCGGTTACGGCACGGGCAACAACTAATGGCATCGCCCGTTCGTAGACGGTTGATCCAACGGACGAGCAATAACGTCGCGTCGTTGCCGGCCCCTGTGGGCGGCTGGAACGCCCGTGATTCGCTCGCCAACATGGCTCCGACTGACGCCGTGACGCTCGTCAATTTGTTCCCCGGCGTTTCTAGCGTGGCGTTGCGTGGCGGCTATGTTAAACACGCCACCGGCATGACGGGTCAGGTAGAAAGCCTGCTCGTTTACAACGCGGGCGCGACAGACAAGATGTACGCCGTTGTCGGCGGCAATATCTACGACGTTACATCAGCAGGCCCGGTGGGCGCTGCGAAGGTCACAGGGCTGACCAATAGCCGTTGGGAATACACCAACATCACTACCTCGGGTGGCAGTTATCTTTATGCCGCAAACGGGGTGGACAAGCCGCGCTTGTTTGACGGCAGCACTTGGACGGCCATTGACGGAACGTCCAGCCCTGCTATTACAGGCGTCACCACGACCGACCTAATACAACCCACCCTGTTCAAAAACAGGATGTGGTTTATCCAAAAGAACACGCTTAAGGCGTGGTACTTGCCAACCGCTTCCATTGGCGGTGCGGCAAACGTCCTTGACCTATCATCGGTCGCGCACTTGGGCGGTAACCTCGTTGCAATGGCGTCATGGACGATTGACGCGGGCTACGGTGTGGATGACAACCTTGTTTTCGTCACCGATCAGGGCGAAGTCATCGTTTATCGCGGAACCGACCCCTCTAGCGCCTCCACATGGGCGCTGATTGGCGTGTGGATCATCGGTGCGCCGATTTCTCGCCGTTGCTTGCAGAAATACGGCGGTGATTTGCTCGTTTTGACGCTAGATGGCTTGATCCCAATGGCGTCAGCATTGCAATCGTCACGTTTAGACCCGCAAGTGGCGCTGTCGGACAAGATTCAAGGCGCATTTGCAGCAGCGGCACGGCAATACAAGTCTAATTTTGGTTGGGGGTTGTTGTACAACGCCTCCAACAACGCGCTGATCGTTAACGTACCGCCCAGCACAGGCGGCCAAGAGCAGTTTGTGATGAACAACATCACCAAAGCGTGGTGTCGGTTCACCGGCTGGAACGCTAACTGCTTTGCCATCTTAAATGATCAGCCGTATTTCGGCGGTGACGGCTACGTTGCCGAATGCTGGACGACCGGATCGGGCGCAACGGGTTATAACGACGACGGCGTTGCTATCAGCACACAGGCGCTGCAAGCGTTTAACTACTTTGAGACGCGAGGCGTCATTAAGTATTTCACCCGTGGCCGCCCGACGATTTATAGCAACGGCCAGCCGACCATCAACATCGGCATGAACGTGGATTTTCAGACCAACGCCGACCTCGGTGCGCTGTCGTTCGTGGCAACGCAATACGGGTTGTGGGGCGTTGGGCTATGGAATCAGGCGGTGTGGGGTGCTGACCTCATCATCACGAACAATTTCGTAGGTATCCAAGGCATCGGTTACTGCGGCGGCTTGGTTTTCAACAGCGCCAGCAAAAACGTTTCCTTGGAATGGGCATCAACGGACGTTGTGTATCAACTCGGATGGGCTGGCGCATCGTAAACGGCCCCCATGTGGGCCATTGGGTCATGTCGCGTACGGACGGCGGCTATCACGCTGACCGTTCGGTTGCGATTGGCCTTGAGAAAGACGGTGAGCTTGTCGCCGGTACGGTTTATGAGATGTGGAACGGCAGATCGGTCGTTTGTCACATCACTTGGGATCAAGTCACCCCGGCTTACCTAGCCGCTGTGTACGATTATCCCTATAACGTCTGCAATGTTGATAAGATAATAGGGCCGATTTCCAGCAACCATACCCGGGCGCTGAAACTGGTCACGAAAATGGGGTTTTCCGAGGAAGCGCGTATTAAAGATGGCGCACCCGACGGAGACATTGTTTTTATGACGCAAACACCTGACAAGTGTCGTTTCTTGGAGCCGAGGTATGGGCAAAAAATCGCCAGCACCACC